AGATCCAGGCAACCCTTCTAACGAAGGTAAAGTAATGTTGTACAAGTTTGGTAAAAAGATCTTTGAGAAAATCATGGATGCAATGCAACCAGACTTTGCAGATGAAAAACCTGTCAACCCATTCGATATGTGGGAAGGCGCAGACTTTAAATTGAAAATCCGAAACGTTGAAGGATACCGTAATTATGATAAGTCAGAGTTTACTACACCATCTGCACTCTATGATGGAGACGACTCCAGACTGGAAGGAGTCTATTCACAACTACATAACCTCGGTGAGTTTACCGATCCAAAGAACTACAAGTCATACGATGAACTCAAAGCAAAGTTGATGCGTGTTCTAGGTGAGGAAGCATCTGCAGGTGCACCTACCATGGCGCAGGAAGTTCAGATGAATGAACCTGCAACATATGAAGTTGTACCACCTATTACCAAAGAACAGGTAGAGGATACTAGTGAAGATGATGACACAATGTCATACTTCGCAAAGTTAGCAAACGAAGACTAAACACCATCAGATAAACCTTTATCTTGTGTCACCAGTCCTTCATTTATAGTTGTAAAACTACTATTATTATTGGAGGACTGGTTTCTCATATCTACTGCATTGACAGACGCACCACCATCAGCTGATGTTGGCATTGATAGATCATATCCACCAGTCTTTGCAGCTTTTCTTACTCTTCCATAAAGTTTTTGGTAGTCCTCACCAGTTTGATTTGCAAGATCGTGAAGAATCCTTGGATCTTTCACCATATTGTCAAATTCTGTTTTATTTAAAATTCCATCTGCATCTAAATCAAATGCAGACAACCCAGTCGATATAGTATTTTGTCTTGCCGATGCTGCATTTCTCTCATCGACTTTTGCCATTAATGCTCTAAGTTCTGAATCTGATACAGGTGTGATTGGTTCTGCTTCTGCTCCATAAAGAAACTCATATAATCTTGTGGGGAGTTTTTCTTTTAAAGTAGATCTAAAATACGATTTCAATCCATCCAGACTTGGCATAAAACTATAAATCCAAGAGGCAAAATCTTTTCCCCATTGTTTTATTTGATCAACTCCACCTTGTATTATGTCTTTTTTCTCTGTTGAGTCTGCAGTAAAGAAATTTATTATACCTTGTAAAAGATTAAATGGTACTTGTGCAACACTTCCTATTATAGTTTCAAAAGAAAATTTAGCAAGTGCATTTGATATGACTGCAGCCATACCATCACCTTTTGCTAATCCAGTTTCAGGATCTATTTCCAGACCAAATGCTTTTTTCAATATCCATCTGATAGCACCTTTTAACATATCAAATGGTGCACCAATAAGATCTCCTACAAAACCTCCTACACCATCTCCTAATTTTGCGATTAAACCTTCTTCGTCTGAGTTCCTATATGCATTAACACCATCGAATAATGCAAAGAGAAAACCTATAGGCCATAAGACTTTCTTTATCATACCACCTACAACTTTTGCGCCACCTAAGATATTACCACTAATAAAGGAAAATAATTTTTTACCTGTACCTGTCGCAAACTCTGCAACGCCTTCTGTTACATTCATGAGAGGTTTTAATAATCTATTGATTTGAAATGTAACTCTACCAATAAAGTTCTTTTTAAATAATCCGTCATCACCTTTTAGCGCAATAGGTTTACCATCTGCACCTAATCCAAAAATCTTTAGTGCGTTTAGACGCAAAGCATTAAGGCGCATTTTTATCTGTTGACTAATAGGTGGAACTTTTTCAAATTGACCTTTTGCGTTTCTGGTTACTAATCCTTCTGCAGTCAAACCAAAAATACCTAATGCGAGGTTTCTTAGTTTTATAAGTCCATTTGATATTGTTAGTGGAAGTGATTTCATTATATCAATTTTCTTGATAGCGTCTATTTCCCATCCTCTAAAACCTGCAAATGCCATACTTAATGCAGTTAATCCACCAGTTAAAGGTAAGATCATTTTAGGTAATGAACTTACCAATGCACCTAGTCCAAACATATCTCCGAGACCGAAATTACTTCCTCCGTCTTTTGCTTGTTTACCCTTTGCTCTTTGGACAGTATCTTTCTTCTCTCTTTTCTCACGCTCTTCTTCTAACTTATCACCATCCTTTGCTTTTTCTCTCAGAAAAAAAGAACTTAGCATCTTATTAAGTTTATCAAGTGAATCATCGATATCGATTAGTTTGTCAGTCTGTTGAAAAGTCATGACTTCATCGACCTTTTGGTTCTCTTTCATAATTTTTATAAGATCGTTTAACGTAGCCGCTGCCATATCTACCTCTGCATTTGTCTTCTTTGTTCTTCTTCTTTTATAAAGTCAATTAACATATTTACGTATACTTCTTTTTCCCATGGTATCATCATGTCTATCTCATTCAATGAGTATTTGTGATGCTGCATCAGGTCAAAGTTGGTTTTATAATGCACCATCAAACTGGTATGAGATAGACTAATTAAAAAAAATCTTGCATTCCTTCCAGTGTCATTTTCTGATGTTCATTACAACCTACACATTTAAATTCAATATCATGTTTTAAACTTGGTTGGTTTTCAACATAATTTCTTATTTTAGTAAACTGATCACTGGTCATAGATTCTAAAAATTCTATACACTCATTATAAGATGTATCTTTAAAACTTATTCTTTCATCATCTGTTAACACGGCATCTATAGACGAAACGATTAGTGCAAATACTCTGTCCATTGAACTTTGATTTTCACCTGTTATCTTTTCATTGTTAGCAACCTGTAAGTAAGTAGGTGATTTCATTTCTACCACAACATTATCTGTTAAATTTATTTTATGATTAGGAACTTCTCCATGAATTTTTATTTCAGATAAATTTACGGTTACTTCATTTCTATGTTCACATGAAGGACAATCAACTCCAATAGTAGAGGTTTCACCAACTGACTTTCCTCTTATCTGTGTAAACAAATACTCAACATCATATGATGTCATTTTTTGTGTGTCAATGTCATCTTGAACACATGATTCAATTGTGTCCATGATTGCATGTGCGATCTGTTTAGGATCTTGTGACTCCATTGCAACCAACAAGATCTTTTCTTCCTTTACAACAAAAGGTCTGATTCGAACCTCTTGTTTTAAAGATGGTATAGTTACCGAATATTTCGGCATATCATTTAATTTAGGCAATGCCATAATTTACTCCTAAGATAATATAGATCCAAATCCACCACTAACAGAGATGAAGCCTTGTGGATCATTAATTGCTTGCCATCTCGTATATGAAAACTGTACACTCACTTGTACTAGTCCATCCAATTCATTATTTAATTCAATTGAACTCACGGTTGTCGGAAATGCATCTACCAAGAGACATGAGTATACTGTACCGCCTCCTAGTCCTACGTTTATAGATGCAGGGCCAACATCAATGTTTTTATTTATTATAGGTTTTCTTAATTGATGGATACGAATATCTCTCTGATAATCTTTTTTATATCCTACTATATGCAACTCCTCAGTAAGCATAGTAGACATCCATCTGTCTATGTATTTTTTTATTCCGTAATCATTGAGAGCATAAAAAGTCATCGTCACGTCATCTACCGCATATCCATGTACAACTTTTTGAAACTCTAGTCCGATTCTACGGTCATGGGTCATCATCTGTTTGCCAGGCAATGATGCATTACTACAAAGTATATTCAACTCATTACCACCCATGGTTGCAATTCTACTTAATAGATTGTTAGTGCCAATGGTTGGCAACTCTACAAGAAAGTTACTCGTTCTCGCAAATCCTAATTTAGAAGATGCTAAACTCTTTAATGTATCAACACTTGCCATTAAATCATACTCCTAGAATCTGAATATACTTTACTTCTATTACCTTCAAAATCTGCAGTCGGTAAGAATGTTGCAATTTCCCATTCGGGTGCTGATACTCTCGCAAGTCTACTCTTTACGTGTGCAAACAAATAATGTTTATAACACGGTTTAAAAAATCTTAGTTTAGCAGTAGCAGTCAATACTTTATAAGATAACTCGAACCTTGTACTGTCATCATATTTTTTATTATTAGTTATGTCCATCAATGCGTCTAACATCTTTGCTCTCAATACTGGAGGTAGATAATGTAGATTTAATCCATAAAATCCACCTTCTGCAGGCCCAACTATTACTGATAGCGGAAACCTGTCATAGTAAGGTAATGTGTCTTTGTGTTTGGGATCATAGAAAAACATATTCATCGAACCAATCAATGGTTGTGATTTGTTTACAAGTTTAACTTGTTCATCACGCATTAACTGATTTCTATTGACTCTACCCATTGATGCTAGTTTACTACGAAACCAAGCACGTGATTGTTTGGTTCGTGGAGTGATACCTGCACGAAATGCTTCTTGTTCTACTTTGGCAAATAAATTAGACATAACACTATTTATAACTATTTTTTAGGTTTTTTCCGAAAAGGTTTTAAAGGTTTTAGTTTCTTGGTTTTCTTGAACTCTTTGAGTATTCCCATAGACTTCAGTGTCTTTTCAGTCCAGATCTGAAATTCCCATCCTCGATCTTTTGCATATTCATTTGCAGCTTCCCACTTGTTCATGTTCTTCACATATGTCATTGCTTCACCAATGTATCGTTTAGACTTGTTGGGGTTCTTAGGAAGTTCTGTCTCTTTCTCTGGTTTTATCTCAACCAATATTGTATCACCAGATTCAAATGTAATTTTTAAATCAACAAAATATCTGTGCATACGTTTATCCACGTCCCAGAAATATGGGACAACAGTTTCCTCAGAAGACCAATGTTTTACCTTGGGGTTTCTTTCGCACCAGAGAAAACATTCTTTTTCCCAGTGAGATCTGTATGTCACCTTATCAGGGTCACCTTTGTACTTCTTTAAGTTTCTTACTTTGTATTTTCCAGAATATGCCATAGTTTCGTTATAAATAGGATTACATAAATTTTATTTATTAAGGAAATAACATGGCAGAAAACATTTCATTTCCAGACCAGTTCAGACAGGCAAAGAGTGCAGTTGAAGGTCTATTGAAAAAAACTTTTAATGATCCCGAAACAGCAATTCAAAATGTAACGAGTCGGACATCTGGTGGCGCTTTTAGATATCCAGTGGATGAAAGTTATCCTGTCTATATGCATTACAGAGTTCGTGAAGTTATCCCACCTTTAAGAAATGCTACTGATCAGGTTAATGAATTATATCAAGCGCACGTAGACGATGAATTGATTCCAGTTAGAGGTCAGGCAGATGCATTAGATTTTGAAAATAATGTTCAGTCATTTAAAAAACCAACTTCATTTGGAGAACAAGGGCGTGGTAGTATCTACCAACAATATGGATCACAAAAGAAAATTCAAAAAGAACGAGATAGATTTGCTAAGAGATCGGGTGCAAAAGAAGGATTATTAGGATTTAAAACTGCATATTTAGAAAATCCAATTGATATAAAATTATACATGCCGCCTGGAGTTATGTTTCACGATAACATTCAGTATGATCAAGCACAGTTAGGTTTGTCTGGTGCAGCAGGTTTACAAGCATTTAATGATACAGGTAGTGGGTTGAGCGCAATAGGAAGTATGTTAAGTGAAACTGCAACAAGTTTAACAGGTTTGTTTTCTGGTGGGGGTAATCTTGATACTGCAAGAGTTGCAATGGCAAGAGGTGTTCAAGCATATGCAAAACTATTAACTTCTGGTCAACAAGCGGCATTTAATCTCGGTCTTCAGGTGACTGTCAATCCTAATACCAGATCTGTATTTCAAGGTGTGTCAGTAAGAAACTTCTCCTTTCAATACGATTTTTATCCTACTTCTAGGGCCGAACAAAACCAAGTGGAAAGAATAATAAAAACATTCAGGACTCAAATGTATCCAAAAGCAATTCCAGAATCTGCATTACAATCAGGATTTCCATTAGGATATAAGTTTCCAAATTTGTTTGAAATAAATTTTAAGTTTAACAATGCTGAAATACAAGGAATGCCGAAACCATTATTCTGTTTTTTAAGAGATGTTAGTACAACTTTTAATCCAGGCGGTATGTCATATCACGATCAAGGTAAACCTGTACACATGAATATGTCACTACAATTTCAAGAGTTCCGCGCATTGAACCAACAAGACATAGAGAACGGACACTAACATGTCAAACTATTTCACAAACTTTAGTAGTGTTGATTATGCTTTTGGTGATGACTTTAACAAAAAAGGTGGAGCTGAATTAACACTAGAACTTTTTCAAGATATAACTTCTTACGTAGATTTTATAGATGAATTAAAAGACCTTGCACCATACTATCAGACATATTATGTATTGGATAACGATAGACCAGATCAGGTATCATATAAAATATATGGTACGACTGATTACCACTGGACGTTTTATTTGATGAATGATAATATCCGTAGACAGGGATGGCCTCTATCGATGAGAGCACTTGACGCAAAAGTTAAAAGAGATTTTCCGCATAAGTTTGTTAGGTCACATGCGGATCTAACAGGTATTATGATTCCAGGCCAAAGAGCATTCGCATCTAACTCTGCAGCGGGTGGTAAAATACTGAGAAGAAACCTAGATCTTGGTGAAATTATTATACAATCCGAAAGAGATTTCACCGTACCAGAACAGTTAACCAACACTGCATATGAAGGTATCACTAGTTCTGTCACAGTCTTTGGAACAGGTGAAGAATACAATGCGACACATCATTATGAAGACGGTGATGGTGAAAGAGTAGATATAGATCCAAGACGAGCAGCAGGAGCACAAGTAACAAGGATTACTAATTATGATTACTATATTAGAGAGAACGATAAATTAAAAGAGATAAAAGTTATCAGACCAGACTCTATACAAGCAATCATTGGTAATTTCTTCGAAGCAATAAAATCATGAGTAATGAAAATTCTCCTATAGGTGGTCAACAATCCACCTCTGTACAACTAAAAAAGGCAACCTTAAGATCTAGTAGAACTGCTACTTCGATTGATATAACTTCTGTTGTCTTAGAACTCACTATGTTCGAAAATCTCGCAAGACCTTTTATTACAGGATATCTTGCACTGACTGACAGTGAAAAAATTATAGAAAACTTTGACATTCAAGGCGCAGAAGAGATAGAAATAATATTCAAAAGATCTACAGAAAAATCTAGTGCAAAAGAAATAAGACAAAACTGGATTATACAAAACATAGAAGCAGAACATAATGTACAAGAGTTTACAAATGTTGTGGTGCTCAGATTAATAGATAAAGAATCATTCAGATCTGGATTAAAGAATGTAAACAAATGTTTGTACGGTCAACCGTGGGAAATTATAGATCAAATATTAGTTGAATACTTGAACAGAGGTGATTTGAGAACTTCTGCAGATCTTAACAATTCTGAAAGAATGAAAGTCATTGTTCCAAACATGACACCTATTGAAGCGACCCAATGGATTAGAAATAGATCTGTGAATCAAAATGGTTATCCATTTTATTTCTACAAGTCAGCTATGACAGGAGAATACTTCTTTGCAGATTTAGAAACTTTAATATCATCACCTGTCATTAACGAAAGTCTTCCATTATCTCCAAATCAATCTGCAGGTTCTTCTGAAAGTAAATCATCATCTTCTACAATATATAAAATGGAACAAAGAGAGGTCGATAATCTATACCAATTAATACAATCTGGAATAATAGGATCTGAAAATAGATATTATGATGTTACTAAAGGTGATTTTGAAATAGTAGATTTTAATGTCAATAATGATTTATTAGTGGAACTACAATCACTTAATCCTAGACAAGAGAAACCATTGTTAGATGGTCGCTTAGCGTTTGATGAAATTGCTATATCAAATTATAAAGCAAAATCAATTTCTCAAATAAGTGGTGCAAGTGTTTTTAATGATGTAAAGTCCTATGATGAGACGCAAGATATTGGTGATAGTAGGAAAAAAATAAAGGCACATGCTTTAAGAAACCTCATGCAAAAGACTCCTTTATCAATCACAGTAGAGGGTGATAGATGGATACATGGTGATAATCATTATGGTGTTGGAAATAATATAAAGATATTAGTCAGATCAAAAGCAGACGATCCAGACAATCCCTCTGTAGATAGGAAACAATCTGGAGATTATTTAATTATAACTGCAAAATATGTTTTAGATTTGACACAAGGTAATGTAGGTGCTTCATTTAAATGTGCTAAGTTTGGAAACTATCAAAATTCAGCATATAACGTAGGTGGTGGAAGATGATACCAGATACACATAAACATTATTATGGTGACGAAACCAGATGGTTTGTTGGTAAAGTTGTTCAGGTTCATGGAGATCCTCAAGAACTGGGTCGTGTCAAGGTTAGAATATATGGTGTACATCCAGACAACCAAGCAGACGCAGAGATATATGACTTACCTTGGGCATCAGTAGTGGTTCCTACTACAGAAGCAGGTAGTTCAGGATTTGGTGCTACTGTTGGATTGAAAGAAGGTGCACAAGTTTTTGGTATCTTTATGGATGGTAAAAACTCACAGTTGCCACTAGTGTTAGGATCTATACCAAAGAACGAAAGATTAAAAACTCCAAGATATAATGAAACAAAACCTTTTGCTAACGAGAGAAGTATAGGTAACTCAAATGTAGGTGCTTCACCACCTAGACAAAGAGGTAATGAAGAAGGAGTAAAGATTGACATTGGTCAGGGTAATGGTAGAGTTACTATGGCAAACCAAAATGCAACTCGTAATCAACCATTAGATCCAAAACTACTGTTGATTTTACAAAGAGCAGCAACAGACGCAGGAGTTGACGTTGTAGTCTTTAGTGGTGGTCAGTTTCGAAGAGATTCTGGTAATCCTAGAAGAGTTGGATCAATACGACACGATGAAGGTCTTGCTGCAGATGTACATTTATTTTCTGGTAAACAAAGACTGAGTACTGCGACAGAAAATCCTGTTGTTGCTAAGTTCATATCTGCAGCAGTTGCTGCAGGTGCAAAGGGTATCGGATGTGGGCCTGGATATATGGGTTCCGTAGGAATTCACGTTGATATGTGGGGTGCAAAGGCAGGTAGTAAAACTTGGGGCAGAAATGCTAGAAGTGCAAATACTCCTGAATGGGTTCTTGCTGCATACGATCTGGGATTGAGATATGGTGGGTCAGGAAAGCCTGGTCTTGTTCCCAAAGAACTTATTGCAAACAAGGTTAGAGAAAAATCTCAAGCAACCTCAGAGTTTTCTACTGAAGCACAAGAAGCAGTAAATAGACGTGCAGCATTAGAAGGAACTAAATCAAATGATGTGGGTAAGACTTCTGATACAGGATTTACTACGGTATCAACAACAGTTGGATATGATGAGATAAAAGATCTTCCAGTCGCTGCAGTAATGACAAATGATATTCCTACACAAGACATAGAGAAAAAAGGATCTGACACAACAACCATAAGCGATCTTACAGGTGGTTCTAATACTAATGGTGTTTTGGATGAAGTTGTTGTTCAGGCAAATCCAAAAGGTATGGACGTTGCACTGAGAGAAGTTGTTGGAGTGCCAGGCGAAAAAGTTGCGAACATTGTCAAGAAAGCATCACCCATCGAAGATGAGATTAAACAAGCAGTTGATGTTCAACAATCAGGTGGGATAGAACAAGATACAGGTGCAAAAGCAGCAACAGCATCTAAGAAAGTTTCAAGAGAAATAGGTGATCCTTTTGGATATTTAAATGAATTTGGTGGCATTGGTAATGGAGTAAGTAATATTATTCCTGCACTAGTATCTCAAGCATTTGGTAAAGAAGGGGTATCCAACATAGAAACCGACACTGAATTTGTAAACAAAGGTGTCAAATTAACAAACGAAAATGGTGGTAAGGAAACTCCACCTCCTATTGTAAAATCAGGAGGTGCATCAAATGTATCGAATGTTGTCACTAATCCTACAGGTGAACCACCCAATGATAGGATAACATATGTTGTTGGGTTGGACGATGGTAAATGGGCAGGTGCAAACAGTCGAGGTACTGCAGTTGGTGGCACATTTGATTTCAAAACCTTGCAGACTTATGATCACATAGAAGCAGAAATGAAATTTGCATATGATCAGAGAGAAATAACAAGTTTGATTATTGATTGGTCGAATTTACCAAATGGTTATGACGATTACAATGTAGATAGAATACATGAAGATGTGAAAAGAAAACATAATGAAAGATACGGTAGTAATGCAGTAAATAGAAATCCTTTAGGTTTTGGTTTACAAACTAATTTTTATGTACATCAGAGCGGTACTGTTAAGAAGGTAGTCCCTGCAAAAGAAGCAGTCAAATCTTTGAAGTATCCAAGAGAAAGAAATGACATCTATGCTAATTGTTTATTTGTAATGATAAACAGTTCTCCTGATAGTCCACCCACTGCAAAACTTTGGGAGTCTTTGAATGAGATAATACGAGCATTCATAAACATTTTTCCAGGCGGTGAAATCTTGGGAACTAAAGATCTTGCACCACTAAATTCAACAGATGGGCCTGGTTTTGATGTCAGGGGTTATGTTGCACGTAAGTTTGGTAAAGATACCACCTTTACAGACACCATTGTTACTTCTATACCATCTGCATCTGAACTTGCAGATAGGGAACCAGAAACTATTGTTACACCAATGACAAATCAAAATAAGAAACCTAAAATAAAAGACACAGTAAAAAGTGCAACCTCAAAACCAGTAAACTTTGATCGAATAGCAGAAGAATATAGAAAGAATAATACAAAAGTGATAGATGCACAAAGACAGAAAGCAGAAGAGACAAGGCAGTCTGTTGCTGCAGATGGATCTGGTAAGTCTAGTAATAAGGTTAAAGTTCTCGATGATACAATAGACCAGACACTAACATCTAATTTATATCACAAGTCAGAGGCATTAAAAAATGGTTTACGATATGATGAAACATCTAAGACGTTTAAAGGAACAACATAATGGCTGACGATTTAGATAAACTAGTTGATACTAATCCAGATCTTAGTAAGGATGGATTTAAAGATCCTACGAACAATTATCCAAGAAAAGAATATGACAACACTGCGTCTACAAACCTAGCATCAAGAGGTTTAAAGAATAATGAACTATACATTGGTGGTAGCACAACAGATCTCAACTTCGATCTCAGAGACAACGGTACATCACAGTATCCTTTGAATCAAGTTAAGGAAACTATATCTGGTCATGTTTCAGAAGTAGATGACACACCAAACAACGAAAGACTGTTGTGGAAACATAAGACAGGTTCTGGTGTCGAGATGCGTCCAGATGGTACGGTCATAGTGTCATCTCGTCATAACACAATTCATATTACAGGTGGAGATCAAAAAGTTCTTATAGAAGGTGATGGTGACATCCACTATCTCGGTAATCTAAAACTTCATGTAACAGGAGACATGGACGTAGAAGTTGGTGGTAACTATAACTTACAAGTTCATGGAGATAAGACAGAGGAAATTTATGGGGGAGCATCTACAACTATACACGAAAATAAACTAGAAACTATTTCAGGTAATAACTCTAAGTTTGTAGCAGGTACAAATACAGATACTGTATTGTCAGATAATAATCTCACAGTCAAAGGTAATCACACTGAACGTATCGGTGCGAAACTTGCACAGTATGTTGGTGACAACATTACAATGACTGCACCCAATGATATGAACTTTACATCAAAGAGTATCAACATTGCTGCAACTGATTTATCCGCAATCGCAACCACAGGAGTAATAGGTGGAGACAACGTAATCTATTACGCAAAGAACTATTATGGAACATCTGCTACATATACTGATGGAGTTACCGCACCTGCATTTCATGGAGATCTTCAAGGCACAGCTGTTAGATCCATTACTTCAGACGTTACAAACTCTCAGAACTACTCAGACCCAGACACAGATGCAGGTAGTGCAGGGAATACTGGATCTGCCCAAGGTTATACTGCAGACAATACTGCAACTGATACAACTGTTCGTGGTTCAATAAATGCGCCTGGGCCGACATCTACAACCATGGATGATTATTTAAATAAATCAAATTTAGGAATACGTAATGTAAAAATAGATCCAGGCGATGTAATGAAAGACACCATTGTCAAATCTAATTCTTACGGTGGCATTTCAAACTACACCTTGACAACAGAAAGAGTAAGGAGTAAGTTAAGAGATCCCAACACTTCACGAAATAAAGTTTTTATTGGTCGTGCTATATCTGAGGGTACACTGTCACCAACTTATATACAACAGAAACCAGAACTTTTTGAGATTGGAAGAGTATTAAACACTACTGGAACTTCCAAACTACCATCTGGTAAGATACTAGGAAACGATGAAATATTCCCAGAAAGAATTGCAAATGAATCTAACATTACTGTCACAAGAACTCTTATACCAAATCAACTGTATAACCCAGAGTTGCAGTTTGCTAAGTATGGCGAAATCAATGCAAAAACAAAGTTAGCAAAGGGTACACCACTCGCAAAATTCTT